GTATTTAATGACCTTTTAGACGACTATATGACCCTCTATGATGTCAAAAAGAAGTTGAAAGCCGATATCAAAAAGCGTGGAGTGACGTACGAAACCATGTCCGCAAGCGGAAAGGCACAGATTGTGAAACAGAATCAATCTGTTAAAGATCTTGTTGCTGTCAACAAACAGATGCTTATGATATTGGACAAACTGGAATTGACAACAAAAGAAACAATCAAGGGGGATGATGATGAAGAATTGTGATCCACGTATTGAGACGTTCATGGAGGCTGTCGAGTCTGAGAAAATCAGGTCTTCCAGGGATGTTAAAGCGCTGGTATCACATGTCCGAAAATGTTTTGAAACCGAAGACATATATGTAGACAGCGAGCAGCTGACGAAATACATCGGGATCGCTAAGTATTTCCCGTTCGAAACGCTGTTTCCCTGGCAGATCTTTGTAGTAGGACTACATGATTGTACATACTGGAGAGTGTCAAAAACACCGCGCTGGCCGGATCTGTTTTGCATGTTGGGGCGAGGAGCCGGAAAAGACGGTACGATTGCCTGGGAAGCTGCTTGTCTGGTAAGTCCATACAACGGAATCCGCGCATATGACGTCGATATATGCGCAAATAATGAAGATCAGGCGCTGAGACCGTTAAAAGACGTGGTTGAGGCTCTGGAAATGCCAGAGCACACCAAAAAACTGAAAAAGTTTTACAAATGGAGTTCTGAAAAAGTTGTTGGCATAAAAACAAATTCAGCGATTTTGGGAAGAACGAACAATCCGTCTGGAAAAGACGGTATGCGTTCGGGATTGGTAGTATTTAACGAGATACATCAGTACCAGGATTACAAGAATATCGAGGTATTCACGACCGGTTTAGGAAAGAAACCACATCCGCGCCGGTCCTATTACACAACACAGGGAGACGTAAGAGAGGGACCCCTGGACGATATTCTTGAAACAGCAGAGGAGATCCTTTTCGGAGATATGCCGGATAACGGCCTGCTGCCGTTTATCTGCCGCCTGGACAGCAAGGAAGAAGTACACGACGAAAAGAACTGGGAGAAAGCAAACCCATCTCTGCCGTATCTTCCGACGCTTATGGGCGAAATTCGGAAAGAATACCGGGATTGGCTTGCACATCCGGAACGCCTCTCTGCGTTTATGACAAAACGAATGAACATTCCATCTGGAACGGTTGAGATAAAAGTCTGCTCATACGAAAAAATTAAGCTCACGAACAGAGAAATACCGGATTTGGATGGATGGATCTGCACATGTGGAATTGACTTTTCAAAGATTACGGACTTTGTTTCCGTAAATTTGCATTTCAGAGACGAAAATAACCGGTATGACATCAATCGATCCTGGTTATGCAAACAGTCAAAAGATATTCCACGAATAAAAGCACCACTTGCGGAGTGGGAAAGAAGAGGTTTGTTGACGATTGTTGACGACGTAGAAATACATCCGGAAGTAATTGTTGATTATATCCAGCTTGCAATGACACAGTATTGCATCAAGGGTATCGCGATAGATGATTTCCGATATGCGCTGCTTGCAGGAGCACTCAGAGAAATCGGCTTCGATGCAAAAACGTACAAAAATCTAAAACTTGTAAGACCGTCAGACATTATGAGGGTTGCAACAGTGATAGATAGTTGCTTCGCAAATGACAATTTTATCTGGGGAGACAATCCAGTGCTCCGCTGGGGGACGAACAATACAAAAATGATCCCATACGGGCGAAAACCGGGAAAAAAAGATGATGCAGACATAGGAAACTATGTTTACGGGAAAATTGAAGCAAAAAGCAGAAAAACAGACCCGTTTATGGCACTTGTCGCATCAATGACAATAGAGGACATGATTCCATACGCACAGACGGCAGCAGTGCCTGACATTGGAGTAATGACTTACTGAAAGGAGGTGAGGAAGGTTGGGATTTTCATTCAGGAATCTGATACGGGGAAAGCCGGAACCAGAACAGTCGGTTGAAAATGCGTCGCGAATTGAGATTGCAGACAATCCGATTGAGAGCATAATGACAGAAATCTATCTGAGGGAATTGGCTTTTCAGAGAGCGATTCAGATTCTTGCAAAAATGTTAGGAAAATGCGAGATTCGTACATTCCTGAATGGTGACGAAATATTCCGGGATGAATATTATACCTGGAACTATGAACCAAACAGAAACCAGAACAAGCAGCAATTTTTTGATAAGCTAATCGAAAAAATGTTCAGAAACGGAGAGGCGTTGGTTGTTGCTGGAATAGATGGACAGCTCTACGTAGCAGATTCGTTCTGTACAACCAGAAGCGCATTGTACGGGAACACGTACAGCCAGGTGCAGATTGATGATTATACTTTTCAGAGGTTGTTTAGATCCACAGATGTTCTGTATCTAAAACCGAACTGGAAAAATGTAAATACGATACTGCAGGGGTTATATGGATCCTATGCGAAGCTGATCCAGTACGGAGCAAAGACCTTTATGCAGTCGCATGGATCAAAAGGGACTCTGGACATATCAGCTGTAGCCCAGAACGCAAAAAACTTTGATGATACTCTCAAAAAGCTGCTGAATGATTATTTTAAGACATTCTTTGAAAGTGAAAATGCAGTTCTGCCACTGTTCGAAGGGTATACATTCACAGAAACGAACAGATCAAAGAACTACAATGAAACAACAACAAGAGACATAAAAGCACTGTATGATGATGTATTCGACTTTACAGCGAGGGCAATAGGAATCCCTCCGTCAATCCTGAAAGGGGACGTGCAGGACAACAGCAAGGCAATAGACGAACTACTGACTGTTGCACTGGATCCATTAGCCGGATCCTTAGAAAGCGAAATCAACCGCAAAAAATACGGGAAAGCCGTATTGAAGGGCAGCCGCTGCATGGTAGACACGTCACACGTTAAGCATGTCGACATATTCAGCAATGCGACGCAGATTGACAAGCTGGTACAGTCTGGAACGCATACGATCAACATGATCCTGCGCGCAATGGGACAGCCGCAGATTAATGAGGAATGGGCGAACCAGCATTTTATTACAAAGAATTACAGCACAGTACAGGATTTATTGAACAGCCTGGAAGGAGGTGGAGAAAATGGCGGGAATGGAAAAAACACAGAATAAAACAAATTACTGTTTTAAGCAGGCAGCAGATCCGGCGGTACATTTGCTATACATTTATGATGATGTATCAGCGTATGGAGAATTTGACTGGAAAACATGGTCATATACCGAAAGCGAGACTTCTGCAAAGTATTTCCGCGATCAGCTTGCGGCAATCCCGGAAGACCATACGATTGAATTACATATCAATTCAAATGGCGGATCTGTAAAAGAGGGAGTAACTATCTACAACCTTTTGAAGCAGTCCGGAAGCCATGTAAAAGGAATCGTTGATGGAGTGGCGTATTCCGTAGCTTTTGTGATTTTACAGGCATGTGACGAAAGAATCATGGGCGTAGGAACAACAGCACTGATCCACGAACCATGGGTAACTGCATCCGGAAATGCAAGAGAGCTGAGAAAGACAGCGGATGATCTTGACGTACTTACGGCAAGCAATCGGAAAATCTTCCTTGAGCGTTCAAATCTGGAAGAACAGCAGCTTGCAGACATGATGGAAGCAGAAACCTTCCTGACTCCGGATGATTGTCTGGAATATGGCCTGATCGACAAGGTAGAGGATTACGGACACGCGCCAGAGGGAGACATGACAAAAGAAGGAATGCAGAAACGTCTCCAGGAAGTTATGCAGCATATGAAAGATACGAAGTCTTTCAGAGAACAGCTGGAGCTTATGCAGAAAGGACAGAAACCCGAACCGGGAAAGAAACCGGAAGAACCAGAGAAACACACACTGCAGGGATTTCTGCAGGGATTCAAAAAAGGAGAGTAAAATGAAAAATAAAGATTTTGCCGCATTAAAGAGAACGGAAATCCTCAACAGAATGAATGCTGCTGTTGCGGAGAATGATTCAGAAGCGTTTTCAAAAGCATATTTGGAATTATGTCAGGATATCGAGGAGAACGTGCTTGAACAGGCGAAAGAGCTTGTAAATCAGAGTGATATGAATGTGCTTGCACAGAGGGGTGTACGTCAGCTCACAAGCGCAGAGAGAGAATATTACGAGAAAGTAATTGACGCAATGAAATCTTCGGATCCAAAACAGGCTCTCAACAATATTGAGACTGTCTTCCCGGAGACAATCATCGATTCTGTATTTGAAGAACTGACAACAAATCATCCGCTGCTTTCAAAATTAAATGCGACAACTGTAACTGGTCTCACAAGAATGATGTTGAACACAAACGGAGAGCAGAAAGCAGCATGGGGCAAACTCAGCAGCAAGATCATTGAAGAACTGACATCCGGATTCAAGGAAGTAGATGTAACTCAGGATAAACTGAGCGCATTCCTGCCAGTATCAAAAGCTATGCTTGATTTAGGCCCTGCATGGTTAGATAACTACGTGCGTCAGGTACTCACAGAAGCTCTTGCAAATGGACTTGAGTACGGAATTGTAAATGGTACCGGAAAAGACATGCCAATCGGAATGATGCGCCAGGTAGGAGACGGAGTGAACGTTGTGTCCGGAGAATATCCGGAAAAAGAGACTATCAAAATGACAGCTCTTGATATGATCCAGCTTGGAAATGTTACATCTATCATGGCAAGAAACAGCAAAGGCCAGGCAAGAACAGTAGATAACCTGATTATGATCGTAAATCCGGTAGATTACTGGAAACGAATCCTTCCGGCAACACGCGCAATGTCTCCGGACGGAGTATATGTTTCAACACTTCCGATTCCTCTGGAAATCATCCAGTCGGCAGCAGTTACAGAAGGAACTGCAGTATACGGAATGGCCGGAAAGTATTTCCTTGGCGTAGGAATGTCCAAAAACGGAAAGATTGAGTATTCAGATGAATACAGATTTCTGGAAGACGAAAGAGTATATCTTATCAAATTATACGCTCATGGATTCGCACTGGATAACAATGCTTTTGTCGTTCTGGACATTACAGATCTGCATCCGGTTCGCTTCGAGGTTGTAAGTAAACAGGAGGAGCACGTAGATAATGCACTGCTGTCTGACCTGAGAATCGGAGGATTAACCCTCTCACCGAAATTTGACAGCGACACAAATGCATACACAGCAAAAACAACAACTGCAACAAATACAATCACAGCGTTCCCGAAATCAGGAACAGCAGCAATTGAAATTACTGCGGGATCCAGCAAAGTAACAAACGGCGGAAAGATCACATGGACCGCCGGAGCAAATACCGTAACTGTTAAAGTCACAGACGGAGAGCAGACAAAGACTTATACCGTAACTGTAACCAAGGAGTGATAAAATGAGTGCTATGTCAGAAAATGATTTATCAAAACTTCTGGAGGATGTCAGAAACTATCTGGACATCACCTGGGACGATCCAAAAGGAGATGAAAAGCTCCAAGGAATGATAAAAAGAGGCATGGCATCATTAGCCGGAAAAATAGGGGAGTGCGATTTCCTGGGAGATACTCAGGAAAGGACACTCCTTTTTCAGCTTGTAATGTATGAGTATTCTGGAGAGCTGCAGCAGTTTTGGGAAAACTACAAAAGTGAGGTTATTGGACTGCAGATAGCAAAGAAGGTGGAAGAATATGCCAAGAGCCAGGCGTAAACAGTTTGAAACGTTTACAGACGGGATACTCAGTATCTGCAAAACAGAAGACAGGGTGATCGTAGACACGAAGCTCAAGAACATTCGCTTCGGAAACCGAACAATCGGAGAGAGACGATATTTTGACGCACAGACAGCAGGAAATAAAATAACAAAATTGTTAAGCATTCCGGCAGCAGTGCTGAACAGGGAAGACATTGAAGCTCTTGACATTGTTATCATTGATTCGCAAAGCGGCTGGCTCTGGGATCCATTCGATTTTGAAAGAGATGAAATTATCAATGAACATAATCCGGCAATGTACAAAATAGTGCAGATTCAGGAGAAATTTGACGCTACACCACCTGCAATATATCTGTCACTGGAAAAAATCGTACAGTTGTATAAAGACAGGAGGAGCGACAATGGCGGATAGTATCAGAATTGATGATCTGGCAGCAGAAATAAATCGTCTTGTTAAAGACTATGGAAAACAATGCGCTGAGACAACGAAGGAATGCGTAAATAATGTTGCAAAAAAGACAGTATCAAAGCTGAAACAGACATCCCCGGTAAATACCGGAAAGTATAAAAAAGGATGGAAGAAAACTGTTGTGAAAGAAGATTCTACAAGTTTAGTTATTGCGATCCACGATACAAAATACTCCCTGGTGCATTTGCTTGAAAAAGGACATCAGAAAAGAGGAGGCGGAAGGGTAGCCGCAATCAAACATGTAGAACCCGCAGAACAGGCAGCAATAGCAGAGCTGGAAAAGGAGATCATGTCAAGGCTATGATGTCAGCTGAAAATATCAAAGAAATGTTAAATGAAATCGGCTTGCCGTATGAATACGATCATTTTTCGACTCATAACTGGATAGAGCCACCTTTTATTGTATGGAGAATCCCGGAAAGCGATAATTTTCACGCAGACGGGATTACATATGCAAAGATTGACGTTCTGAATATCGAATTGTATTCAGATGAAAAGGACTGGAACAATGAAAAGAAGATAGAGGACATCCTGGATAAGTATGGAATCACATACGACAAAACAGGAGAATATCTTGACTCAGAAAAAATGTACGAAGTTTTATACGAAATGGAGGTATAAAGATGGGTAAAAAAGATAACAAAGTTAAGTACAATCTTAAAAACGCACATTACGCATTGCAGAATGAAGGAGAAGATGGAACAATTACTTTTGAAGTCCCGAAAGCGATTCCGGGATCTGTATCCATATCACTTGACGCAAATGGAGATATTTCACCGTTCTATGCAGACGGAATCCAGTATTATGTGTCGGCTGCAAACAACGGATATGAAGGAGATACAGAATTTGCATTAATTCCGGATTCTTTCAGACAGGATGTCCTGAAAGAAAAGAAGGACGAAAAAGGTGTGCTGCATGAAATCAGTGATTCTACGGATACACAGAAATTCGCATTTCTGTTTGAATTTGATGGAGATCAGAAAGGAATCAGACGAGTTCTCTACAACTGCACAGCTACCAGACCGTCAATCGAATCCGAGACGAAAGAAGATAGTATTGAACCTGGCACAGAAACAATTACGATCAGCAATGCTCCACTTCCGAACGGACGGGTAAAAGCTCAGACAACGGTAGACACAGACGACACTGTGTATAGCGGATGGTATAAGACAGTGTACTATCCAGAAACAATCACAGAAGCAACGCAGGCTGTTAATGTAGATAAAAAAGCCGCAGGAGAATAAGGATGCTGACAAAAACAATTAAAATTGATGATAAAGAGGTGCTTTTTGCCGCTTCTGCTGCAATTCCGAGAATTTATCGGATTCAGTTCCGGAGAGATATTTTTCAGGACATGGCAAAAATTGAAAAGTCCGTAAAAAAATCACAGGATAAGCAGACTGAAACGAAGGTGTCCGAGTCGGACATCCCTATCGAGGATTTAGAGATGTTCGAAAACGTCGCATTCGTAATGGCAAAACACGCAGCACAGAAAAAGGGACAGGATTTCCCGGAAGATGTATACGACTGGTTAGATCAGTTTGATACATTTTCGATTTACACAATTTTCCCGGAGATTGTAAAACTCTGGAACCTGAACCAGCAGACACAGGCAGAAGCAAAAAAAAACTTCGACCAAGTAGCCGGGAAATGACGACACCTCTATTCCTTCTCAGGTGCGCGCAAGTTGGAATAAGTATCCAGGATTTAGACTTTCTGACAGTAGGTCTTGTCCTGGATATTTTTACGGAAAAAAATAACGACGACTATAAATGGCCGAAAATGGCAACTCAGGAGGATATGGATAAATTCTAAACGGAGGTGATAATTTTTGTCCAAAGGCCGCGACATAAGGGGACTTACGATTGAAATTGGCGGCGATACCACAGGACTACAAAATTCACTTAAAAATGTAAATTCACAGATAAAGACCACACAGGCACAGCTGAAAGATATAAACAATCTGCTGAAACTGGATCCTACGAATGTGGAATTATTACAGCAGAAACAGAAAGCGCTTGCTGACGAAATCGAAAGCACGAAAGAAAAGCTGGAAACCTTAAAGACTGCAGAGCAGCAGGCACAGCAGCAGTTTGCAGAGGGAAAAATCTCCCAGGAACAGTATGACGCTCTGAAAAGAGAAATCATTGCAACCGAGGAGAGTTTGAAGTCTCTGGAAAATGAAGCGAAGAATGCACCTACTCAGATGCAGCAGTCGCTTGATGGTCTGAATGCAAAAATAAATACTACACAGACAGAACTCAAAGAAATTGATAAGTTGCTGAAACTGGATCCTACGAATGTGGAATTATTACAACAGAAACAGAGAGCACTGTCTGATGAAATCGGAAACACAAAAGAAAAGCTGGAACTTCTGAAAAACGAAGAAGGGGAAGTACAGCAGAAATTCCAGGAGGGAAAAGTATCCCAGGAACAGTATGACGCTCTGAAAAGGACAATTATAGAAACAGAACAGAGCCTGCAATCACTTGAGAATGAAGTTGGATCAGGATCCGCAAAACTGGCCGAGATTTCTGAAACATCCGGGAAAATAGGGGAGTCGCTGACATCTGCCGGAGAAAAAATGCTTCCGGTTACGGCGGCAGTGACAGGACTTGGAACAGCAGCAGTAAAGACTGCAGCAGATTTTGACAGCTCCATGTCCAATGTGGCCGCAATATCCGGATCGTCTGCGGAAGACATGGATAAGTTGCGAGAACGTGCAAGAGAGATGGGAGCACAGACAAAATTCTCTGCAAAAGAAGCCGGAGATGCTATGGGATACATGGCAATGGCCGGATGGGACGCGCAGCAAATGTATGATGGTCTTCCGGGAATAATGAACCTTGCAGCTGCATCTGGCGAAGATCTTGCAACAACTTCTGATATTGTTACGGACGCGCTTACGGCGTTCGGCATGAAAGCAGAAGACAGTTCACACTTTGCAGACGTGCTTGCACAGGCATCATCAAGTGCAAATACAAACGTCGGCTTGATGGGAGAAACATTTAAGTACATCGCTCCGGTAGCAGGCGCGCTGGGATACAGTGCAGAAGATGCGGCGGTAGCAATTGGACTCATGGCGAACAGCGGAATCAAAGCGTCGTCAGCCGGAACGCAGTTGAGAGCGTCTCTGACAAACATGATAAAACCGTCAAAAGATGTCGGAGACGCAATGGAAAAGTGGGGCTTTTACGCAACAGAAGCCGCAACCGCCGTAGATCAGGCAAAAGTTGATAAGCAAATGCTCAGGGTGCAGAAAGCATCACTTGCAGCGGATAAAGCACAGCAGGCATACAATGATGCGGTGTCAAAATACGGAGCTGAGTCAACAGAAGCTTCAAATGCTGCAGCAACGTTGGAAATAAAGCAGACGGAGCTTGCAAGTGCAAACGAAACCCTGACACAGTTGCAGGAAGGAACCACGCAAAACGTAAGACTGTACAACAAGGCTTTACAGAACGAAGATGGCAGCATGAAATCTCTCAAAGAAACCATGGATTTCTTGAGAGAAGCAATGGGAAATATGTCAGAAGCAGAACAGACCCAGGCCGCAACAGCTATTTTCGGGAAAGAAGCCATGTCCGGAATGTTGGCCATCATCAACGCATCAGATGCAGATTACGAAAAGCTAATCAAGAACATTGATAATTGTGACGGAGCCGCGGAGAATATGGCTGAAACCATGCAGGATAATCTTTCTGGACAGCTTACAACTTTGCAGAGTGCCTTGCAGGAGTTGGCAATAGCCTTCGGAGAAATCCTGATGCCATATATCAGAAAAGCGGCAGAGGTTATTCAAGGGTTTGTTGAAAAGCTCAATGGAATGAGCGAAGGACAGAAGAAAGTAGTTGCCACAATTGCACTGATAGTCGCCGCGATTGGTCCGTTGCTGATAATGGTTGGAAAAGTTGCAACCGGAATATCTGCAATTACAGGACTGTTTTCTAAGATGAAAACTTTAACAACAATAACGAGTATTATTGGAAAGCTAAAAGGTGCTTTTACCGCACTGTTTGGAGTAATAGCCGCAAACCCGGTTATTGCTGTCATAGCCGCGATTGTGGCAGCTCTGGTATTGCTGTACACAAAATGCGAATGGTTCCGTGACGGTGTAAATGCTGTTGTACAAAAGATAGCATCATTTTTCACCGAGACAATACCGCAGGCATGGAGCACATTAATGGAATTTCTCTCAGGAGTTCCGGAATGGTGGTCCGGGATCTGGCAGCAGGTATCGGATTTCTTTGTAGGAATCTGGAATGGGATCATAACATTCTTTACGGTAACAATACCACAAGCCTGGGATAGTGTTACTACATTCTTTGCAGGCATTCCGGCGTGGTGGTCTGGAATCTGGCAGCAGGTATCAGATTTTTTTACGAACATCTGGACAACCATGATGCAGAATCCGGTTATATCCGGAGTCGTAACAACGATCACAACATTGTGGCAGAATGCAGTCACTACACTGCAGGGAATCTGGCAAGGTCTTGTCACTATTGCACAGGGCGCCTGGGAGTTGCTGAAAAATACAATTCTCGCGCCGGTCATTTTACTGATCGACCTGGTAACAGGAAACTTCGAGAAGTTAAAAACAGACGCAACAAACATCTGGACAAACATCCAGAACGCTGCAAAGACAATATGGACCGGTATCAAGCAGGTAATTTCAACACTTGCGCAGGGACTTGTTACTGCAGTAACAACGATGTTCACAGGATTCAAGAACACCTTATCACGGATCTGGACCGCTGCATCTCAGGCAGCGTCAAAAGCCTGGACATCAATCAAAAATTTTGTTGTAAACGCGGCAGAAAATTTGAAAGAGAGAGCATCAGACTCAATTCAGACTCTGAAAGAGAATGCGTCAGAATACTGGGACAATATCAGGTCAAACACTTCGGAAACCTGGCAGAATGTCAAGGAAACCGTTATAGACTACGCGAGAAACATGAAAGACTCAGCAGTAGAAACATTCAGAAGCGTAGTATCAGGAATATCCAGCGCACTGTCTGGCGTGTATTCAGCAGTCGTGAATGGATTCTCCGGAGCAATCGGTTACATTACAAGCCTGCCAGGACAGGCGATCAGATGGGGGCAGGATTTCGTGAACGGAATCGCAAACGGGATCCGCAGCTGCATAGGAAATGTCACATCTGCAGTATCAAGTGTAGCCAACACAATCAGATCGTGGCTGCATTTCTCAAGACCGGATGAGGGTCCGCTACATTACTATGAAGAATGGATGCCGGACTTTATGAAAGGTCTTGCGACAGGAATTGAAAAGAGCCAGGGACTTGTTGCTGACGCAATGAAAGATGTTCAGATGGATATGCAGTTAGATACAAGTTCAATGAAACCAGCTAATAACCTGAACAAAACAGATATAACCGGAATAACCGGAATGTTGGCACAGCTGATCCAGGTAATGAGCGCAGGACAGGAGATCTATTTTGACAACAGAGAATGGGCTGGAAAACTTGCACCTGCAATCAATAATGAACTTGGAAGAATAGCAAAGGAGGCAGCTTACAGATGAATAATGTATTGACAATAAAAGCAACAATCACTGTTGAAAACTCTGGGAAAGTCATAGATACATTAGCAGACTGGGGCTGCGCAATTGGCAATAATGATTATATCGGGGAACCAGAGGTAGAGACGTATTTCATTGACGTCCCAGGAGCTGACGGTTTTCTGGATGGATCAGAAGCAATCACCGGCAGACCAGTATATAAATCAAGGGAAATTGATATTCTGTTCGGAGGTAAGAAGCCACGCGAAGACTGGGACAGTTTTATTTCGAATATTCGAAACAGACTGCATGGTAAAAATATAAGGATAACATTTTCAAACGATCCAGCATATTACTGGACCGGAAGAGCGTACATAACAGATTTTGACCGGTCAAGAGAGATCGGTCAATTTCATTTAAGCGTTCCGAAAGCAGATCCTTATAAATATTCGCTTGCTGACTCAACGGAGGAATGGCTCTGGGATCCGTTCGACTTCGAAACCGGAGTGATAGATCAGGGAGCCGGGATCACAATATCTGGATCAGGATCATATACAGTATATTCTGGAGATGTAGCAATCGTTCCGGTGCTGAATGTAAAAAGTATTGGATCAACAGGACTAAAGGTGACAGCGTGCGGAGAAACCTACACTCTGACACTGGGGAGAAATCGCTTTCCAGATATTGTTGTATACGGATCTGACGTAACACTTGAATTTGCCGGATCAGGAACACTGGACATTGTTTACAGGAGGGGATCATTGTAATGTACAAAATTAAATTAGATGGCAAGATCCTGTATTATCCAGGAGACCGGGAGGCAGCAGTTATCAATCCGGAGCTGGACCTGCAGACAGGATATGCAGGAGAGTTAACCCTGAAAGTACCGGCTTTAAATCCTCTGTACAATGATATTCATAACAGAAAAAGCATGATTTCAGTGTACAGAGATAAAACAGAAATTTTTTACGGAGAAGTCCGCACAAGAGAAAAAGACCGGTTTAAAAATCAACCGATTAAAGCAACCGGAGCGTTGTCGTTCCTGGCAGATACGATTCTGCCGCAGCAGGAATGGCACGACATGTCGCCCAGGGAAATGTTAGACGCGTGGCTACAGCTGCACAATAATCAGGTTGAGGACAGAAAGAAAATCTATATCGGGGTTGTTACGATCCATGACAGCAATGACTCTCTGTACAGGATAACTGACAGAGAAAACACCCTTGAAGCGATCAGGGAGAAACTGGTTGATCGCCTGGGCGGATACCTGAGACTCAGACACGAAGAAGACAAGCTATACCTTGACTGGATAAATATACAGGAATACGGCAAGTATTGCGAACAACCAATTCAATTCGGAGAGAACCTGCTTGATTACTCAGAGACAATGACTGCCGACGATGTTATCACAGCTCTGATCCCGCTGGGGGCAGCAATCGAACAGGAAACAGACGAAAACGCATCCGAATTTGAACGCCTTGAAAAGAATGTGGACATTACATCCGTAAACGACGGAAAAGACTACATATACAGCAAAGAGGCGGTAGAAAGTTTCGGATGGGTGTGGAAAACAGAGAAGTGGGACGATGTAGCAACGCCAGCGAACCTCCTGAAAAAAGCAACAGAATATCTGACGACGCAGCAGTATGAGAACCTTGTCATTTCCCTGACTGCAGTGGATTTGTCATTGTTTGGCCAGGATTATGATTCTTTTGATATAGGAGACCGTGTGCTCTGCAATGCAATTCCGTATGGAATGAAAAAAGTATTGCCGGTTATGGAAATGAAAATCCCATTGCAGCAACCAGATCAGGCGCAGTTGACACTGGGAGAAAATCTGCAGCAGTCTTTCACAGATCAGACTACTGGGACATTTACTCAGATCCGGCAGGAAACAACAGAGGCTGGAAGAGTTCAAGCGTCTTGGATGAAATCCGCAATTGATAATCTTACGAAACAAATGACGGGAGCAAAAGGCGGATACAAACTCACAGAATTTGATGAAAACGGTCTCTGGCTTCGGGATCTGTACATGGATGCACCGGACAAAGAACAGGCAACAAATATACTACAGATAAATAAAAACGGAATCGGCGGATCTCACAATGGATATAACGGCCCGTACACGATCGGAATGACACTGGATGGCCAGATTATAGGAGAGAGAATCCTTGCCGGTTCTGTTAAAACAGAAGCACTCTCAACAGAGTGCAAAAACTACATTGAAACCAAAATATCAGATGGAGACTCTGCAAATAAAACAGCGATTCTGAAAGAGGTCACAACATCCCTGGAAGCCATGGACGGAAAGATAACTCTTTCTGTTTCGAGTTTGGAGCAGCAGCTGGAGAGAAAATCCGGAAACTGGTACGGAAATTATGAACCAACATCCGAAAACAATCCGGCATCTGCCTGGACGACAGACGAATTGAGGCAGGAACACGAAAGAGATCTCTTTTTCAATACCACAACCGGCTATGCTTATCAGTATCAGAAAAATGACAGTAATGAGTATGGATGGGTAAGGGTAAAAGACAAGGATATTGAAGCAGCTCAGAGCACAGCAGAATCTGCACTTTCAAAAATCGAGGTCCAGGAGGGACTTATAACCGCGGAGGTGTCCAGGGCAAAAGGGGAAGAGGAAAAGCTCAGATCAGCGATCACAATGACTGAGACAAGTATTCTTTCGACGGTATCGAAAACATATACAACGCAAGAGATGGCAAACAAGCTCTACGCAGATGCAGTCCAGGAGGGCCAGACAGCTGCAGATAATGCGGAAAAGAATGCAAAAGACGATACCGATACAAAACTGAAAAACTATTCCACAACAGTTGAAATGAATAGCGCGATCAGTCAGGCAGCAGACAGCATTACGCTGGAAGTGTCTAAAACATACGCCACAACTGGACAGCTAGAAGAAAAGTACATGGACGCGGTAAAAACCGGTCAGACGGCAGCAGACACCGCTGAAAGCAATGCCATGAAAGCCGGCCAGACTGCCGCAGATCAGGCAGAAAAGAACGCAAAAGCTGACACCGATACGAAGCTGTTGAAATATTCAACCACATTGGAGATGAACAGCGCAATCAAACAGGCAGCGGACAGCATTTCTCTGGAAGTATCAAAAACATATACAACAACCGTGGAAACAGAAGAAAAATACAATGCAGCGGTAAAAGCTGGCCAAGATGCTGCAAACACCGCGGAAAGCAATGCCACAAAAGCCGGCCAGACAGCTGCAGATAATGCGGAAAAGAATGCAAAAGCCGATACAGATGAAAAGCTGAAAAGTTATTCCACAACAGAACAAATGACGGCAGCTATTAAAATGGCGACAGATAATATTACTCTTGAAGTAACTACGGTACGCCAGGCAGTGTCGGAGAAAAACGGTAATTTCTACGGGAGTAAAATACCGACAACATCAAATGAACCAGCGTCCTCCTGGACAAGCGACGATTTAAAGTCGCTGCACATAGGAGATATTTACTATGATATCACAACCGGATATGCGTACAGATATACATATAAGGTTCCTGGATTAAAGATCACATTTTCATCAGACTCCAGAACGGAAAGCGTAAATTATGATTATGTAAAGATTTATTACAGTGATAACGGAACAATGAAACTTGCAGCGAAGCTGGGAGGAACTGACATTGCTGGTGCATCTGTTTTTGTTCCATCCTCAGAATTTTATGTGTACTGGCATACAGACGGTTCAAGCGATAGCTTCTACGGTTTCACTATAGCGTCAGTTACCGGAACAACCGGAGAAACATCAGGAGCAACAATTGAGAGTTTGCCGAGTTACACTGCAACTGAACTGACAAAAGGGACATATCCAGAAAGTCCGAATCATGGAAGCTACGGAAACAATATAAATCTGCTATGGAAATGCTCCGGAACAACATCAGGAAGTAAAACGGCATCCTGGGAAAGAATCCAGGATCAGGATATTAGTGTTGCAAAAGCCCAGGCAGATGCAGCACAGACAACAGCAAACACTGCAAAGAATACAGCTGACACCGCAAAAAGTACGGCCGAAACTGCAATATCCAGGATCACAGTTGCAGAAAACTCGATCACGTCAGAGGTTTCCCGTGCGAAAGGTGCGGAAAGTACTCTCAGCTCCCGAATCACGCAGACAGAGACGGAAATAGAGTCGAAAGTATCTGCTGGAGAAATTGCATCATCAATCAACCAGACTGCACAGTCGGTAAAGATTAATGCGTCGAAAATAGATTTCAACGGAATTGTAACGGCGAACAGTTATTTTAAAATTTTGACAGATGGTTCAATGGAATGCATTAGCGGCAAAATAGGCGGATTTTGGATTGATTCAACTAGCCTGTATGCATATGCAACAGGAAACTACAAAATGGAAATAAATTCGTCTGAAAAGAAAATGAGAATATCAGACGGTTCAGTTTACCATATTTCGCACAAAGGAACAAATAGAAATACAGTAGTAATTGGAGGTGCTACTACAACAGCACTGTTTGGCGATATTGATTGCGGTGATGGTGCTTTTGATAGCATCAAGACGCAATCGATAACAGCCACAACAGCATCAAGCTTCAACGCTATTTCATCATCGTCAACTATAACTGCAAGAGGAAAGATAAAGTCGAGTTCACATATCGAAGCGTCAGGACATTTCTATAACATTGGATCCGGAAATGATCTTTCAGACTTGAGTGTCAGAGGAACTAAGAAAAGAATATTTGACACAAAAGACTATGGAATGCAGGCGTTTTATTGCTATGAGATGGCATCACCTATTTTTGGAGATATAGGAAAAGCAACGATATCTGACGACGGGACTTGTCTGATTGATCTTGATGATATTTTCCAGGAATCCATAAATGCAGAGATTACATATTATGTATTTCTGCAGAAAGAAAGTGATGGGGACTGTTGGGTGGAAGAAAAAGCGCCAACACATTTTGTGGTAAAAGGAACACCGGGGCTAGAATTTAGCTTCGAGATAAAGGCAATGCAGACAAATTATGAACACATGAGATTCGCAGATGCAAGCGAAACAGCATACGACAGAGCAGTTGAAGAACTTGATTTTGACTATACAGCGGAAGAAATAGAAATATCCGAGCCAGATTATGAAACTGAATTGGGAAATGACAGAGTAACCATTATTAATCAGATGGAGGCAGCAGCATGAAAAAAGTACTGACGAGTTTTATGAATTTATCAACCGGAGAGGGAAGCAGAATCGCATTTACTTATTCCGAAGTTGATGAAAAAACAGGAAACATTATTAGCCAGAATAACAAAGGAAACTTTCTGGTGATGAACACAGAGGTACAGGGACACTTGGATGCAATTAAAGAATATATTGCAACAGCACATTTGAAATAGGGAGGGACAAGAAATGAGCGAAGCTAAAGAAACAGAAAGAAACATGAAAGAAGATACACCAGAAGAGAAAAAGGTGTCCGAATCGGACACCCAAGAAGTACTACCTCTTGGAGCAATCATGGATAAGAAAACAGAAGAACTTCGGAGCGTGATATTTAAAGAAATGGTGCAGGGTGGAATCCCTGCCTCATTAATGGATTATATGTTCACATCTATTCTTGCAGAGGTAAGAGATCTTAAAGCAAAGGAATACTCAAAACGCATTATCGGTAAGGAGGAGTAAACGTGGCTGATGTAAAGAAATACACGGATCAGATCGCAAAGGCCCAGAAAGGCAGAGACGTCCGTGATTCAATCGTCAATGCGATCAATACGGTATCAGACGAAAACAACGAATACAACCAGGTAAAATCGGATATTCTTGCGGCACAGTCTGATATTGCAGAGAAAGTGGCAAAGAACGAACAGACAGAGCAGACATTTGCAGCAGATGTAAAAAAGGCGGAAGAATTAAAACAGGGACTTGATACAGACATCACCCAGGGAAACACTCTCAAGAGTCAGCTGGATACTGCAGTTAAAACGGCAGACACCAGTAAAAAGAACCTGGACGCATCAAACGCAACTGCAGGACAGACAGAAAACTCTCTGAACAGTTCTATTGACATTGCAAATACTTTAAACAAGGCACTTACAGCAGACATCACCAAGGGAACGGATTTAAAAACTGAGTTAGAATCAGACATCACCTATGGAACAGCACTCAAGAGCCAACTGGACACTGCAGTTAAAACAGCAGACACCAGCAAGAATAACTTAGATACATCCAACACGGCAGCAGGCAAAACCAAAGCTGCCCTTGATGCATCTAACACAACAGCAACCAAAACAAAAACAGATCTGGATGCAACAAATAAGACCGCAACAAGCCTGGATACATCTCTGGGAACCAAAATTACAGAGGGAACACAGCTGCAAGAAGATCTCCAGGAAACCGGAGAGACTGCGGTAACCAACATTCAGGCAGAAGCAAATAAACAGATTCAGAATATTACTGCAGCAGGTGGAGGAATTGAAAACGCACTTTCAAATTTCTTTGCCCTCCGCAGGACTGGAAAAGTATATACAACGAGAATCTACAAGTATGACACTTCTACCAGTCCAACAGGCGTGAAACTGAACGACAATGAAGGACTGGTGAGAAAACCGTCCACAAATACAGCAATCGGACAGGATGATTACAGGGAGATTGGCGTATTCATGCACTTTCCATGTAATTTTACCGTAGATAATAAAGGCTTTAACCATGTGACTGCACTGCAGGGACAACCGGATTTCAAAAAGACCGGAAAAGTAGATGTGGGAGAGGTCACAATGTCCGCATGGGTTGGAATCACAGACAATCCTGAGTATGTAGATTATCATTATTCAGACAGTCCGAACGAAGCCCTTGGCCTTAGACCAATGGGAGAGTCAATTAATCCAGACGGAACAATTTCACCTTTTATGATCCACGGAAAATACGGAGCCGGAGACATTGATGGAGTGCCGTACAGCTCCGCTGGATTGATTCTGGCAAACGGAAGCCAGAAAGGAGGAAAACCAGTATCATACACAGGGCTGATCGCATACATGAGAAAGAAAGGCTCAATGTACGTGGGAACAACAAACTGGGATCTCTTTTACAAACAGCTCATGATGATTATTTTATATGCAACAACGAACAGCCGAAGCGTTATGGCTGGATGTAATTCTTATTCAATGCAGGAAATGGCAGCAGTTGCAGAAACCGGAGTAACAAGAGTAATTCTCCCAAAAGCAAAAGCCAACAATTATATTGTTGGGTCTTATGTATCTGTCGGGGATATTGGTTCAAATACAAATAAAGATAGATATTACGCATACATGCACAACCTCGCATATGACGTGAAGATCTTGAAGATTGAACCGGTAGACGATACAAATTCTGCAATATATTTGGACACAGAACCATTCAACACGACATTAACGACCTGCATCTCAACAATGCCATGGCGGACCGGCTCAACCGACAGCGTGCTTGGATCAGATGGATCACCGTTCTCAAATACAGATAACAAGAATCCATTCAAGATCCAGGGAATCGAAACCGGATACGGTGCTTATGAAGTCCTCAGTAATGTATTTATGGATATTGTTACAGATGAAGACGGAACACCAAAGAGAGACGTATACATCTGTATGGATGCGTCACTGCTTACAACGGATATGAATGTAGCAAAGACACGATACAAGAAAGTAGCGGCTCAGGTAACATACACAGCAGCATCATGGAAATACATCTCAAAATGCTTTGTTGATCCAGCCCTGGGAATCATGGTACCGACGGAAACAAAAGCCGGAAGTACAACAGGATTCTGCAATGGACTGTATACAGATTCAGGCACGAGCGGCCAAAGAGAATGGCTGTCCCTGGGCAGTCTGGGCAATGGCGCGCTTTGCGGCCTCTGGATTCTGAATGCGGGCAGTGGCGTTGGCGTTGCGAACTGGTCTATCGTTTCCGGCGTTTCACCGAACGGCACACGGGGTGAATGGCAGGCGGCAGCCTGACAGAGGGGCTGTCCCCTCTATGTAAATGATAACTAATCAACTTCGAAAAAGCAGAATAGCAATAAATTACGGACTTGTAACACGAGGTAGCGGTTCCTGTTCCCTGGCTGTCCCTGGGCAATCTGAACAATGGCACGATTTACGGCCTCTGGATTCTGAATGCGAACAATGGCGTTGGCAATGCGAACTGGAATATCGTTTCCGGATTTTCTTGAAAATGATTTGATATTTGTGTTACATTTCGCTCCGCAGGACGGAGCCTGCTTCGACAGCGTGGGGCATCACCGAAATTTGATTGAAGCCGAACCTTGTGATCGGGAGCATAGGAGCCTGGGACAAGGACCATGAATGCAGTTGATTCATGCGTGGGGTGAGTAGAAAAACCGAAAACCCCTTATATCAAGAAACGAATGAAACGGTATTGTAAAAATATAACATTAGATCAGAACTTTATAACCGCATGTATCTATGAATGTCTGAGCGATAAATGGAACCGTATGGATACAGCCCGATTTCTGGCAAACTATACGAATATTATTACAGCCAGGCAGATACACAGGATTATAAAAGAAAACTTTAAAGACTGGTTACATAATTTAGTCTGCACAGCAGCGGCAGGAATGGAAGAAGAAATAAAACTCAGAAAAGTATCTTTTGATCCTATAAAGACAAGCGCAAGGCTGGATGGAAATTCAGGGAAAGTAAGAGATATAGGTGTTGAGTGCATAAAACAGCAGATATACGATTATGTAGCCACAAACGGCTTAAAAGAATTATTTGTAAGAAAAGTAGGAACTTATCAATGTGCGAGCATTCCAGGGAGAGGACAGGTTTATGGAAAGACAGTAATTGAGAACTGGATCCGCAAGAATCCGGGCAAGACCAGAGTAGCAGCAAAGGGAGATGTCCGGAAATGCTATCCATCCATCAACAGGAGAAAAATGAAAAGAATGTTAGAGAAGCAGGTCAGAAATGAGGACCTGCTTTATTTGACTTTCGTTTTAATTGACTCATTCGATCAGGGGCTGTCAATCGGATCATACTTGAGCCAATGGCTCTGTAATTATTATCTGAGTGCAGCTTATCATTATGCTGCTGAAAAGCTGTTCAAGAGGAAGAAACACCGAGACGGAACAACAGAAGAAATCAGGCTGATTAATCATGTATTGTTCTACATGGATGATTTCATACTGATCGGAAGTAGAAAGGCAGACGTAAGAAAAGCAATGAAGCTCCTGGTTAAATACATGAATGAGTATTTAGATCTGACGGTAAAACCAGACTGGAAGCTGTTCCAGATCGACTGGATAGGCAAAGAGGGAAAACATCATGGAGAACCTATTGATATGATGGGATTCAAAATATATCGGGACCACACAGAGGTAAGACGGAGCATTTTCCTGAGAGGACGCAGGGCATTTGTAAAAGCCGGGAAGTATGCGGAGAAAGGAAAAGCGATACCATTAGATCTTGCGTACCGGTGTATAGCATATTACGGATGGTTCAAACATTCCGACTCTGAATATTTCAGAGAAAAGTATAACGTAGATAAGATATTTGAGAAAGCGAAAAGGAGGGTAAGTCGTGAAAGCAAGATTTACAGAAAAACAGGATCCTGTAACTTGGAATGCGCTGCCTGATGGAAACGTGGATGTAATGATATGTCTGAATGAAAAGACTGTTACAGAAACTTATCCGGATACGGATCCGGAGACAGAACAGACAGTATTCGAATATGATTTTAACCAGTTCCGGGAAAAACAGGAGAAGATCTCAGAGGAAACTGTAAGAGCATCACCGGAAAAATATCTGAAATATATTCCGGAGAAAGAAAAAAGCACTGAACAGAAATTTGCAGAACAGGCAGAACGGATCGAAATGTTGAAAGACTGCCTGCTGGAAATGAGCGAACAGGTTTATGCGTAGAAATTTAATTATTTTATTGTTAAGCAAAGGAGATAAAGAAATGATGGCAAAATTATGGGTTACTGAAATTTTAAGTAAAGATACTATTGAGGAAGCAAAAGAGGAATACAACAGAGTTCCACGCCTGTTAAAAGAAAAGGTGAAAAAATTACTCATTGATGCAGGTATGGAGGAAATTACTGAGTAATCGGGAAGCATGACTAAATTACAAATTATTAGCAGGCAATGGTCCTCTATTTATGATTTACAGCTGTATATTCAAGACAAAGAGAAAGCAAAGCCTCTGGAGGATATACAGCAAGATTTAGATATAATTGAGTATTCCTGCCGCAAATATGCAGACGTAGATGATGAGGAAATAAGCATGGAAAATGAACAGATTTCAAGAGCAGAGCATGAGGAGTTCCGCAAAAGAATTGAGGCAGAAGACAACCGACAGAACAGACGGATTGAAATTCTGGAAAACAGTGTTCAACAGCTCCAGGAATTAGTTACATCTGTACAGACGCTTGCAAACAACATGGAGAACATGGTGAAAGAGCAGGGACAGCAGAGTGCAAGACTGGAAGCTCTTGAGTCAAGAGACGGGGAAAAGTGGCGGACAGTAACAAGTTACTTATTAACAGCTATATTAGGTATTGCAGTTGGAATTATTGCAAAACAGTTTGGATTATAAGGAGGAGCAAAATGTTTAAAAATTGCGTATTTAAGCCAAGCGTAGACACAGTGAAATGGTGGAAGAAAGCAGGAATCAGAGCAGTAAAGACAATGGCACAGACTGCAGTGGGCGTGATCGGAGCCGGAAGTGTGATCTCTGCAGTGGACTGGAAGATGGTTGTATCGTCTGCAGTAGTGGCCGGAGTTGTAAGTCTGCTCACAAGCGTCGCAGGAATCCCGGAAGTAGAGGCAGACGAAAACCTGAACAACTTGTTTTCTGATGGAACAAAATAATTTTGCACAGCCCGGTATAATGCCGGGCTTTTTCTGGAGGTAAAAATGGAAATCAAAGGAATTGACGTTTCCGCCTGGCAGAAAAATATCGACTGGAAAACAGTTGCGGATTACGGTATGGGGTTCGCTATTCTCCGGATCACGGAAGCCGGGAACGTTACAGATAATTATTTTGAAAAAAATTATGCAGCGTGCCAGGAATATAACATTCCAACAGGAGTATATAAATACTCTTATGCAATGACAATCACAGAGATTGAGTCAGAAGCGCAGAAAATTATTTCTGTGTTAGCTGGACGGAAATTGCAATTTCCAGTTTGGTTAGATCTTGAGTGGAACAATCAGAGAATACTTGGAGCTGAAAGTCTCCACAAAATGACAGAAGCATTTGAAAAGATTATTGTTAATGCAGGATATAAGTTCGGAATCTATTGTAATGTAGACTGGTACGAAAATGTAATATGCAGCCATTTGAAAAAGTATGAATTTTGGATAGCAAGCTATCCACAAAACGATAACGGAACATTACAGGAACGCCTGCGTCCAGACTTCGGAGTAGGATGGCAGTACTCAAGTAAAGCAAAGATACCGGGGATCGCCGGAACGGTAGACAGAAATGCGTTCTACAAAGACTATGCTGTACAGGAAGGAGGAACCAACATGGATAAAGCAATTGAGAAAGTTATAATGATTGCAAAAAATGAGATTGGATACTTAGAGAAAAAAAGCAACAATCAACTGGACGACAAAACCGCAAATGCAGGATCGGCCAATTACACAAAATATTGGCGCGACGTTTACCCAGGATACCAGGGACAGGCATGGTGCGCCTGCTTTGTGAGCTGGTGCTTTATGAAAGCGTTCGGATTAGAGACTGCAAAGAAACTTCTAAAACATTGGCCATATGTATATTGCCCGACTTTAGGAAACCTTTTCACAAGGAACGCAAACCCAAAAGTAGGAGATATTGTGATCTTTTACCGCGGAGGAACTTTTACACACACGGGAATCGTTACAGCAGTAATCGGAGACAGATTCTATACAATCGAGGGCAATACGTCCGGAGCATCTGAAATCGTAGCCAACGGCGGAGGAGTATGCGCGAAAAGCTACCTGAACAGTAAGCTCCCTGGAACAAAATTCTGTACACCAGATTACAGTATTGTTAATGGAGAGACAAGCAACACAAAAGAAAATAGTAACACAGTAACAGGAGGTAAATACATGTTTGAACCGGAAACAGTACAGTTAGGAAGCGCAGGAACATCCGTATTGCTTTTGCAGGAAATTCTTGTTGCAAGAGGATTTAAAGGAAGAAACAGCAAAGTTCTTGACCTTGACAGAGAAGCTGGGGACAATACTATTTATGCTCTTAAAGCATACCAGAAATCAAGAAACGGAGCCTTGGAAGTAGATGGAGTATGCGGACCGGCAACATGGAAAGATCTTATTGCTATCTGATTTAATAAAATAGTGTTATAAATTAGTAGTAGTAACTGATAGCAACCCACAGGTTACTATTAGTTACTACTACAAAAAGGTCATAAAAAAATGACCTTTAAATTCTTGTGATCGTCAATCTGGATTTCTTTAATGACTGATCTCCAGAGCTGACGGCGTTCTGCTGGTTCCAATGTCTGATATATAGAATCCAGATCCATTTTTAAGAGCTTCCGGATTGGAGCCAGATCTTTCTGCTCCTGGTTACGTGGGATATTTTCCAATTCTTTTATATATTTCTCTTTATCTCTTTTTAGTTCATCCATAGTAATTATGTCATTTATGTACAGATCTTTCAGCTTATCAATTTTTTTCAGGAGTGCTGCTCTCCGGGAATCATAATCAATCACTTTAGCACTTGTAATTTCATATTCTGCAATATGCTCCTGCAGGAGAGGCTTGATATTTGCAATCAGGTACCTTTCTATACATGATTCGAATATAACTTTGCGATTGCTGCAACGCTTGCTTGGATAGGCACCATGACATTTGTAGAGAGGATATTTGTAAAAGCCACCAGCCTTTTTCTTTATTTTTCGTGTAGCACCAGAAAATGAATGACCGCAGTGAGCGCAGCGGAGTAAACCGCTAAATATATAGTTATATTTCTGACTGATTTTGACATTAATAGCAAGCAGCTCCTGTACACGCTCAAACAGATCCAATGGAATGATGGCAGGACAATAATGATCGTTATCCCGGAACACACCGATATATTTTTTATTTTTTAAGATTGCAGTTTTGAGATTGCTTTGAGTCATAACGATACCCATATCAGATTCCAGATGCGTGATTGTCTGGTTCAGGGAATTGCAAGCAGCATAAAACTGGAAGATATGCAGCACCTTTTCAGCGTCCTGATTAGGTACAAGATGTTTGTTTTCAATGGAAAATCCGAGAGGTGCTTTTCCGGCCAGAACTTCACCCTGCCGGTATTTATAGTCAAACACATCCCGGATCCGGACAGAATCGTTCTCTGCTTCCAGCTCTGCAAAGGTCATAGACTGTGCGACGAAAGCCCGGCCATGCGGTGTGGTCGTATCAAAGTACGGCTGATCGACAGCGAGCCAGTCGCAATGGTTCGCTTCGAGAACCGCCTGCGTATTCAGATAGTGTCGCAGGCTGCGGAACCAGCGGTCGAGTTTAGTGAAAATAATCAGATTCACGCGTCCGAGCCGGACATCATCAAGAAGCTGCTCAAAGTCCCCACGTTTGATTTTTCTCCCACTGATTCCATCATCAATATAAGTTCCGGCCAGAACCATGTTCTCTTTAGAATCTATGTAATTTTTGCAGGTGGAGAGCTGTTCGTCAATGCTGTCTCCTTTTTTTGCCTGCCGGTCCGTAGATACACGTACATAAATAGCAACATTTGTTATACTCATAACCTATCACTCCTTAAAATGGGTATAAAAAATACACCTTTGCAGGCGTATCAGTTCGTGCTATAATCAAATTGTTCAGAAAAGATTGTAGCATCAACTGATAGCTGCAAAAGATTCACACAAAGTCGTCTTGGTGCGCCAACACCGGGGCGATTTTTTATTTACAGTGTTCGAAATAATATACTAACTGTTCCTCTTTTGTCATATCTCCAGATATATCAGCCGTATCTTTATTTTCATAATCTTCAATATAATTTCCAGGCTCATTATAAGAAAAATAATGACCATCAGTGAGGCTAATCAAAATAGGACCGGACTCAGGACAATATATACAGGAACTTAGACTGTATTTGGAAAGAACATCATTCGAGCTGTTCTCACCTTTTGCATAATTAAAAGAAATTGTTAAATAGTCACCCGATTCTTTTTTATATTTTTGAGCGGTACATCCATCTGTAAAAGCGACCTGTAACTCACGACTACCATTGTATTTTTCTTCTGAATATGGGAGTTCGCTGTCCTCTATTAACAAAACAACATCTGAGTATGACATATCAGGCGTGATCGCCAAATACAAGGATTGAAGACCATCCAAAGTGTAACCTGATAAAAGATTGTCAGCAGAATCTGCTGTCTGATCTTGGTCAGTAACATTTTTGGAGCTGGCCCATACAGGAACCGGAGAAGCTGCCATAATTCCACACAGCAGCAGAGCGAGCATTTTCTTTCTCATGTAGTGCCTCCTTAAATGGGAAAATTTACCGGTAGTATTATGATGAACCTCCACTTTATAATGTTTCCTGCACCCAGCTGTTACTAATAACGGGAAGGTGTGGGAACAATGATGAAAAGAAAATACATACATTATGGCAACTGTAAAATATATGCTTTGTATTATCACAGCAACAATACTATATATATTAATCTTAACTTTAATTGGGGAACTCAAATCATA